TTCTCCAGGGTCACCCTTTGGCCCTTGCGGCCCCGTGTCTCCAGGGTCACCCTTCGGCCCTTGCGGGCCTGTTTCTCCCTGGTTGCCTTTCAGTGATAGGAGAAAATCTGCTTCGGTCCCAACATTCCCCGCTTCGAGCCAGAGATCATAAGCGCTTTTACCTTGCGCTCCTTTGTCGCCCGTGTCTCCAGGGTCACCCTTTGGCCCTTGCGGCCCTGCTTCTCCTGGGTCGCCCTTTGGCCCTTGCGGCCCTGCTTTTCCTTGGTCGCCCTTTGGCCCTTGCGGCCCTGTTTCTCCAGGGTCACCCTTTGGCCCTTGCGGCCCTGTTTCTCCAGGGTCGCCCTTTGGCCCTTGCGGCCCCGTGTCTCCAGGGTCACCCTTTGGCCCTTGCGGCCCTGTTTCTCCTTGGTCGCCTTTGGGCCCTTGGATCGCCCCGTTGTTGACCCATTGCTTGCCTACAGCGTCCCAGACATAGATATCGTAAGGAGCCGCGGTCCCAACGCCGTAGGCAACGCCATCTTCTGGGGTCGCCACGGCTGCCTGCAATGCTGACAGCGATTCATAATAGCCTGAGATGGTAAAGGCCTTGCCGTCTTCACCTTTGGGCCCTTGAGGCCCCGTTTCGCCTTGGTCGCCCTTTGGTCCTTGCGGCCCCGTGTCTCCAGGGTTGCCCTTTGGCCCTTGCGGCCCTGTTTCTCCAGGATCGCCCTTCGGTCCTTGCGGCCCCGTGTCTCCAGGGTCGCCCTTCGGCCCTTGCGGCCCTTGCGGCCCCGTGTCTCCAGGGTCGCCCTTCGGCCCTTGCGGCCCTGTTTCTCCTTGGTCACCCTTTGGCCCTTGCGGCCCTGTTTCTCCAGGGTCGCCCTTTAGCCCTTGCGGCCCTGTTTCTCCTTGGTCGCCCTTTGGCCCTTGCGGCCCTGTTTCTCCTTGGTCACCCTTTGGCCCTTGCGGCCCCGTGTCTCCAGGGTCACCCTTTGGCCCTTGCGGGCCTGTTTCTCCCTGGTCGCCTTGTGGCCCTGTTTCTCCCTGGTTGCCTTGTGGCCCTTGCGCCCCTGTTTCCCCTTGGTCGCCCTTCGGGCCCTGCGGGCCTGTCAACTCCTTGAGCTGCTCCGGAGTGAAGTCAGCATAGGTGAAGGCGTCTCCGGTATCGCCTTTCGGCCCTTGCGGCCCCGTTTTGCCTTGGTCACCCTTAGGCCCTTGCGGCCCTGGGTCACCTTTCGGGCCCTGAGGCCCCTGCTGGCCGGCGATGACCGTAGGTGTGTTGTCGGAATATCGTGATTTTCTCCGCTGTTGGCATCCGTCCAGTGTCCTGATGATAGTGCGGTTCGCCTTGAAGGTCTTGGTTTGGTATTCCGGAAACATGCATGCGTTCTGGCGGAGATAGTCCAGAACCTCCGTCATGTAGCCGTCCGCGGCCGCGAACGCCTCACGATATTGCCGCATACGCTCGCTGCGTTCGGCGTCCGCGCTGTTGTCCTCGGTCTTGACCACCGCGCCGTAGCGGGTGCTCTGGATGTTGCCGTCTCTGATAATCCTGGCGTAAGCGTAATATGCCGCGGCCGTACGCAGACCTGTGAGCCATCGCGCTGTGCCGTCAGATTGCGCCCATTCGCCCCCGTCCAGCAGTGTGTCGTATCCGGCGGGGGTGTCGTCTTGCGTTATGGCTATGAACAGTGCGTCACCGATTTTAGGCTTGATGTCCTGCCTTTCGGCTTCGGCGATGAGCGAGGCCGCGATACTCCGGTCCGCGTTGCAGGCGCGCGCCAGGCGTGATATGTCTTCCAGAGTGATAAGATGTTTCATACTCCTTGTGTGTTGGTTTGTCCGGTGGTGTAGGTAAGCCGTAATATGGCCAGGGCCTCTAACGTTGGCTGCTCCGGCAGGGGCTTGTCTGGGGTCCAGTAGCCAAGGATTTCCTTGTAAATCCGTGTAAGCACTCCCTGAAGCTTGACGCATCGGTTTGCGTAGTCGGTGGTGATATCGGTCACCAGTGTGCCGGAGAAGCCCACCTTGCCGTTGCGCAGGCTCAGGAAGCCTTCTTGGCCGAAACGGCTGTAGATGCAGTCCTTGACCTCGGTTGCAGTGGCCGTGAACTCCTTGTCGAGGTTATCACCTTGTATGGGGATGAATTCCGGCTTGTCCTCGGAGTTCTCGATGGTCACGTCCATGATTTTCATCGCGTTCTTGTCCCCTTGCAGGGTCCGCAGTTCTTCTGCGTAGTAGCCTTCCGCATCTCCGTAGCCGTCGATGTCCTCACCGTCGTTCGGCAATCCTTGGCTGCGATAGTGCACCCACGCGCCCGCCGGGAGGAAGTTCATCCGCGCATTCCGGAGCATCAGGTTGCTGAGACCTTCGTCGGTGCTGAGGTCGGTAAGTATGGAGTCGTATTCGGCCAGCGGGTACTGCAGATGGCCCGCGCGGCTGTAATAATAGATCTGGCCTTTGTAATGCAGGGGCCCGCCCGCGTCCATCATCTGGGTGGCCGCCCGTTCCGGGTTGAAAATATCTATATAGTCGATGTTTTCCCTTTTCACCTTCACTGTCTTGCCGCAGCGTGTCAGCCTTCCGGTCCAGTCCGGGTGTATCGCCACCTGCAGGATGTTGCCGTCCTCGTCCGGCTCGCAGAGCCTTACGTTCTCGAACGGCACGTGCTGGAGCTCCGTTATATGGCCAAGCGCGTTATAGTTGACATGGATCGCGAATCCGTTGAAGCTGGCGAGATCGGCGGCCACCAGGGCGTGCAGGTCGTTCATCTTTTCGCCCTTGTGGTTGATGACAAACGCCGCGATGGCTGGAGACTTTATGCCGTTGCCCTCCAGGTAGTCGGCGTAGCGTTGCAGGCACCCGCTGCCTGTCTTGGAGTTCCCGATGATGGTTTGCGCGTTCTGGGGATACAGGTTATCCTCATCATAGGATTTGACCCCGAGCGAGCTTAGATATCGCGGGGTCAGCGAAGGTTCGGCGAATGGCAGATCTCTTGTCTTCATAAATGTCGCTTGTCTAATCGTCTATCGCTTTCGGGACGCGGTCGAATTGTGTGGTGGCGTCAGGGTGCGCGTTAAGATATTCGATGGCCAGTTCGTCAGTCAAGGTGTGGCGGTTATAACATTCGCTTCCTATCCAGACGAGCAGTCCTGCCTTCAACAGATATTGTTTATCCTCTTGCATCTTCTTGTTGATCCTTAATTGATGATAAAGTTCCATGACCCCGTCCGTGTAGCGGTGCTTGCAAGAACATTCGCGCAGGGATCGCCCCATCTCGTTCCTGTAGAGGCTTTCGATAAGGCTCCGGTCGTCCCCGTTGTAAACGGAATCGTCCCCGCCGCCTGCTATGAGCGAGCGGAGACGTTCCAGATGTTCAAGGGCCTCCTTGTACGTCATTGCTTTCAGTCTTTCAGCCCGTCATACAGTGTCTTTCCGGCTGTGTAGTTGTCGCCAAGATAGACCTTGGCCATAGGAGCTCCTGTCTCGGTGAGGGTGAGCAGGCCGCCGCCGAAGGCGTCACCATACGCGTCAGCCTCGTAGGCCGACATCTGGAGCCCGTTGTGGAGCCCCTTGATGATGAACGCGCTGGCGTTGCCCGCGCCTTTGTCCTTGCATTCCATGATGGCCACGAAGTCGCCGTTGAGCGCTGGGTCAAGGAACTTGTTGGCGACCTCCTTGTCGTTGGTCAGTATGGCGACCACGAGGTTCTTGGTCACGGTGTTTATGTAGGTTCCGGCCTCCCCGGAGTCCGTTGAGCCGCTGAACGGCTGGCTTCCCCTTTGCCATACCACAAAGGCGGTCTTGCCTGTCTTTAGCGGCAGGGCGGTGACCACATTGGGGTCGGTCGCGCTGTAGGTCACTCCCGACCAGTCTATGTCGGCCCTGTTTATCAGAAGGGCCTCGTGCTCGAAGCCCTTTACGGGGCGGTTGGAGCAGTCTCCCTGCTCCAGCCCCTTTGAGATTAATCCGTCGCACCAGCTCATAACAAGCCCTCCCTGTTAATAAGCCACCGCTATGAGGTTCTCGTCGCCGATGAGAGCCCCGATGGTGTCGCGACAAAGGATGTAGTTCTTCTGGTCCTTCTTCTCGAACCACGCGTCAATCTCGGCGATCTCGTTCTCGCTTTCCGAGCCGATGAGGAGGTTGTCCTTGATCGTGTAGATAGCCCTGTACGGCTTGTCCCACGCGTCGGTGTTGGTGGTGTTCTGCAGATAGGACTGGATGATCTCGTCCATGAACGGAATAGCCCTTACGGTGATGCCGTTATAGGTGGTCTCCGTGATGCCCATGAAGAGGGATTTCCACTGGAGCTCGCTGCCTTTGTTGTTCTTCTTGATGTCCCTGGACACCGCGTCCGCGAGTGCCTGGGTGATGTAGATGATCTGGTTCGGTGCCTGGCGGAGGTTCTGCGGGGCGTCCTCGATGAGGTCGTCGAGAATTCCGGTCGCAGCGCCCGCGGTCCTGATGGCGGCCTTCTGGAGCGCGATGGAGGTCTTGGTGTTGGCGTCCACGGTCACTCGTGTGATGTGGCCGTCTGTGCCGGCGGCTATCGCCACGCCCTCAAAGATGCGTTTCCAGAGGCCGGCTGTGACGGTGAAGTACTTCTTGTCCGTGCCCGCCTTAAGAGTGCCGGTGGAGTTGTTGGTCTTGTCGTAGACGCTCGCGTCCGGATCTCCGAACAATGCAAGACGCAGTACGGTACGCTTGGCGGCCTCCTCCAGCAATGGCATAAGGATGGAGTCCATGTAGTCCGTTCCGGTCAGGTCCGCCACCTGTGTCTTCTTCTTCAGAGCCGCCTTTGCGAGGGTGGCGAGAAGGTCTGTGAAGCAGATCTGTTCCGCGATCTCCCAACGTTTGATGTTCCAGGTCTTCTCCCTTGTGGCGACAAGGTCGTTGCCGTAGGTAGGGTCGCAGCCCTGCGAGGCTGAGCCGAGAAGGCCGAACTGGCCTATAAGGCCCAGCTTCTTGCCGTCCTGTTGTCCCGGCATAAAGTTGAACAATCCGCCCAGACCCTCAGCGTCCACAAATGAAAGGAAGATGAGCTCTTTGAGTTCCTGCACCGCGCCATTGGGTGGGGTGAGGTTAACGAAATTAAGTCCTGATGATGCCATAGTCGTCTTGATTTTTTACTGGTTCTTTTTGCGGAGAGCGTCAAGCCTTTCGGAGAGCTTTGAGGATTCGGCCGCCGTGGCCGCCTGCTTGGATCTTGTCTGGCGCGTGGCCGGTTGGTACTGGCTGGAGATGGCCTTGTCGAGCCATTCCGCGCCGCCCGCGGCCTTGACCTTGTCGAGGATGGCCTGCTCTTCCGGTGTTTTGGCCGTGGCCCTGAGTCGCTTAATCTGGTCGGTGATCTGCTGCACCGCTTCGTTCACCGCGTCCTCGCCCTCCTCGCCTGACGGCTCGTCCGCCGGCCTGATCTCGGTGATCACCCCATCGGCGACCACAATGGTGGTACCGTCCGGCATAAGATGTTCGCCGTCCGGACTTGCGGTGTCGCCGACCGCTGGGTCTTCTCCTTCAGGCTTGTCGATGGTGAGGGTTCCCCCGTCCGCTGTCTGGAGGTCGTAGCTTACCGCCTTCGGTTCGTCCAGCCCGAGGGCGGCCTGTAGCGCCTGCATCGCCTTGGCGAGCGCGCTTTGCTTTTTGTTTGGTTTTGACATGTTGAATAAGATTGATTTGTGATGTCTTGCTAACGCTGATATGGGTGGGAGTATCTCGGTTATGAAGCCCAGTTCCTTGGCCTCTTGCGCGTACATCGGACGGTCCTCGTCCATGATCGCCTCCAAAACAGCGCGGTCGGATCCGGTCCTTTCCACATAGAAGTCCAGTATTCTCGCGCTTTCGGCCCTCAGGCTTTCGGCCAGCTTGTCAAGATCCTCCGCTCTGTAGCTCTCATATAGGGAATATTCGGGATAATAGGTATCGTGGATAAGTATCTGCGAATGTGGGTAGGCCTTGCGTTCTGAGGCCGCCAGCAGCACAACGCTGGCCATGCTCGCTGCCGTACCCTCCACCGTAGCCGTTATCTTCTTTCCGGAAGCTCGCAGCTTGTCTACAATGGACCACCCCGTGGCCACATCGCCCCCGCAGCAGTTCAGCCGCAGGTCTATCTCATTGTCGCCGTCCGGAATGGCCCTGAGGAACTCGTCAATATCCCTGAAGCAGACCCCCTGTTCAATGCCCCAGAATCGTAGCTCTCGGGCTTGGTTGTCATCTATAATGTCGTCAAAGATTTTCAGCTGCATAGTGGTCTAAGATGGTGTCCTTGCAAATATAGGAATAATGCTCAATATCTGAGCACTTTTGCGTAAAAAAAAAATTAGTGGGTCGCCAGTGCCTTGACGCGGTTGGTGTTCGCCGCCACCCTGTCTATCGCCTCCACGCTGACGTATATGTCCGCGGACTGCATCCCCGCCGCTATGGCCGAGGCCATAAAGTCGAAGCCGGAGTCCGAGCCCTTGAGGCCGCTGAAGGCCGCGCCGCCACCCGCCTGGTTCAATGCGGACAGGACGGGGGCGAACATCGATGTGCTTCTGGCGTTCATCACGCTTTCCCCGTTGCTGAGGCGCGCTGGGATCGAGTCGCTTGTGGCGGTTCCCGGGCCGGTCACGATGCCGCCCGTGGCGAACTTGGCCGACTTCACGCTGGCTATGGCCGAGGCCATACCGGATACCACGGTGGCTATGGTGGTCGCCACGGCCGCGAGGTTGGCGGGAAACGGCGCGCCCATCGCACTCTTGATTCCTTCGGCGGTGGCCACGCCCGTGTCGATGGCTATCTGGGCGAGCCCCAGAACCTTGGACAGCTTGGTAAGCGCGCTGTTGGAATCGCCAAGGTCGGACAGCGCGCGTGAGGTTGTGCCAAGCGCGCCGGCTATCGCACCGGCCGCGTCAAGCTGCATGTCCTTGCGCGCCTGGGCCAGCTCCTTTTCCTTGTCGTGTTCCGCCTGCCATTGGTCCAGCATCTTTTCCGTGGTGTCCATAATATCGGCCACCAGTGCGTCCTCGTACTCCTGATCGAGTTCCCGCAGTGACTGCAGGAGTGTTTCGCGCTTCAGTCTTATAAGCTCGTTCGTTCCGTCCATCTGGGACAGCTTCTGGATCTCCAGTTCCGTCTCCAGCTCCATCTGATCGCGCCTCAATTGATATTCCCGTTGTGTGCCTTGCTCCACTGTCTTCAATTCTTCGGCTATCTCCTTGGACCTCATTTCGGCGCGCTCAAGCATCAGCTCCTTTTCCGTCTTGACCGCCTCTTTCGTGGCCTTGGTCTTGTCGCTTTCGGCTTTCACCGTCGCTTTCGCCTCAGCCTTTGCGGCCCCGAGCAGTTCCTGCCTTGCGGTGACCATCTGGCCCGTGAGTTCCTTGGTCTTGTTGAAGTAGGACGTTTCCGCCTGGCGCATCATCTCGTAGGCGGAGGCCAGCTCGTCATTCTCCTGGGCGGAGTTGTCCGCGAGCTTGGACTTCTCCTGAAGGATACGGTACTGCTCCTTTGCTGTGTCCAGGTTTCGTTTCGATATCCCTTCTTCCAGATCCGCGGCCTGCTGTAGGAAGGCCAGCCGCTCCTTTGCGCTGTACTTGGTCTTGTCGGCCGCCTGCACCTTCAGCTTGGCGATCTTGAGTTCGTCATCTGCATTCTTCATTCGGTTTTGGCGCTCAACCTTGCTGAGGGCTATCTGGTCGCGGGTCAGCTGCTGTTCCGTCTTCATCGCGTCCGTTATAAGCCCCAGTTTGTCCGCGGCCTTGCCGAGCCATTCGGCCGCTTTGGCTACGACCCCTCCTAGCTTCTGCATGATTTTGGTGACTATCGTGCCGACCCCGCTCAGGGCGCTGAAGGAGACGGTGACCGCGTTGATGTTGTCCTCCGAGCTCTTCAATGCCTTGATGACGGCCGCGATGATGTTGGCCAGCAGTCCTAATATGGCTATCACCGGCGTCTTGCTCAAAGTCTGAAAGCCCATTGTAACATTCTTGATCGGGTTGATGGCAGCCCCCGCCGCGCCCCCCATACCTTGGAACGCCTGTGTGATGCTGTTGGTGTAGTTGCCCACGTTCCGGTAAAACCGCCCTGTGCCCTCCTCGGCATTCTTGAGCTGCTTGGTTACATCGTTGATGTGCTGCTGCAGGGCCTGTCCTTGCGCGGCGTTCCGTTCGGCCGCGCTGAGGCTGTCATACTCTTTCGTTGCGTTGGACAGTTCGGCCCTCAGGCCCGCGAGGCTGTCAGCCTTCTCGCTGTCTATCTTGACGCTGTTCTGCACCTCCTTGTTGAGCGCGGCCATCTGCTTGTTGTACGCGGCCACCTCGTTGCGGCTGGCGGCCATTGCCTTCTGGTAGTCCTGCTCGCTCATCGTGCCGTCCTTGCGTGCCTTCTTGAGCTGCTGCTGTTTTTCCTTCTGCTCGTCGATGAGCTCGTTCCATTCGGCGATTTGGGCGATCGCCTTGTTGTTGTCCACGATCACCCGAAGGATGGTGTCCTTTGTGGTCTGTACACTAGCCATAGTATGTGAGTTTTAATAATTCGGCCTCGCTGTTCCCCTTGCTGTCGGTTCGCAGGGATATCAGGGCGAAATGGGCCCCGTATTGGCGCAGGTATATCGCGCGGCTGTAGTCCAGTCCCTGAAGGTCCAGAGGACTCAGATTCAGCCTGCATTTGATGATCGTCGGGCTTGCCAGCGCGTCCGCCATAGGCAGATAGTCGGGGTTCTCCAGCTTCTGGCTCCAGAGCTCCTCAGAACTGAAGCGGAGTGCGCAGTTGCCCCCGTCGTTGGTCACCTGCATTAGAAGCGGCTCGTTGCTCTGTAGCGCCGGCGACCATTTCCCGCTGGAGTACTTCTTGGCATACAGATCGGTCTTGCCCGTGTAGGTCTCTGTGGCCGCGAACGGCAGGGTGTACACGTCCTGTTCGGCCGGCAGCGTTGTGTCGTTGATGTCTATAGCCCCGTCAGCGTCCGTGTCCCTGAACTTGTTGGCCTTCCAGCGGAACCAGTTCTTTTGCGCCTCGTAGCCCTCCACCGTGAAGCCCACCTCTGTGGGGTCCTTGCCGCCTATGAGCTTGTCCGACCAGTCGACCGACCTTTGCGAACTTATCGCTTGGTTGAACAGGTCCTTTCGTGGCGCGAAGGACACGCCGGATTCGCCCGGTATCATCGCGAGGTTGTATAGCGCGCATACCGCCTTCACAAGCGCTACCTGCGGTATGTCCGGAAGGTTGTATGTCGTGAACTCCTGGCCGAGATACACGGTGTTGTATTGCGGCGTTACGCTGAAGGCCGACACCCGGTTTTTGTCCCATGAGTAGCTGTTGGTCAATTTGAAGTAATAGTTCTTATAGCCTGTCAGCTTGACGGTGTCGCTTACGTCCAGTGTGCTTGGCGGCCCGCTGTAGCCCCCTGGCTTGTTCTCTATGGTCACATCAATCGGCCAGCTTGTGATGTCCTGCTCTGTGCCGTCCTCAGCCACCCCGACTATCACCATATCGTTGCCCTTGCTTGCATCCACGCGGGCGTTGACGGTTACGCCCATTATAAGCGATATATTGACTTGTACCTCAGGCGCGGCCGTCTGGACGATGAACATCTTGGCGGCGCTGTCATAGTTACCGCCTTTGTCCTGATATGTGGCTGGGATCACCTTCACGTCGAAGTTCTCGGTGGACAATACGGTTGTCGTGAAACTCTGTAACGTGAAGGTCTTGGCGCTGTTGTCGAACAGCCGGTTGCGCGTTGGCAGCGGCATCGCCATATATTGCAGGGCTCTCTTATAATCGTCAGGCATGGTGTACGCCACGCCTATCTTGGTGAATATCGCGTCAAAGAGATAGAACAGGCTGACCGCCGGGTGGCAGGCGTAGTCCGTGAAACGGTCGAGGTCTATCCCCGCGTCATAACTCGGCAGGAAGATGGACTTGGGCGCGGCGGCATAGTCCGCGTAGGCCGTGTACTCCCGACTCCACACAATGCCTATCTTGGCGAGGTCCTTGATGCTTGGGTCGCTCTCAAGCCATTTGGTAAGAGCCCCTATCCTGTCCCATAACAGCGAGACCTCGTATTCATCGCCGACCGACAGCAATACCGCTGTCGCCCCCGTGCCCAGAACGTCCGTACCGTCGCAAATGAGGGCCGCAGGCAGCGTTTTGTGTGTCCATTCGGACTCGTGTGCCACATTGCCCGGATCATCGAGAATACGGGCGTTTCTGGCGGTTTTCGGCAGCTTGAACGAATAGCTGAATGAGTTCTGGAACTTGGAGACGTCTCCCAGTATATTGGAGCGATATTGCAGGGTTATCGTCGGATTCGCCGGCAGGTCCGCCTTCTGGTGGTTGATAAACAGCTCTATCCTCATAGCCCTACAGGTTTATGCAGTTCAAGGCCGGCAGTGTCACCGTGATCTCGAAGTCCTGAAGGTTCGGGTTGGCCCGCCGTCTGTTGCGTGTGTGAGTACCCGCGGCCACGGCCACCCGTGTCCATGTCGGGGCTGTGAGGCTCATGCCTGTCAAAAGGTCCACGACTGGCGATACCGTCAGATCGGTGAGGAGTTCGAACTCGTCATCCGTTACGGCGGGGGCGCCCAGCGTCATGGTGCGGCCCGCGACCATGTTGGCCTTGAACTCGTTGCGGTAGCACCTGTTGTCAGGCATGTTCGGGTCGCCTGTGTACCGCCTTGTGAAGCTAATGGCCGCGGAGGCCGCGAACTTATAGTCTCCTCCGTAAAAGAGCCAATATCGGACGCCGCCAGACCGGCTGAGCCATCGCAGGAAATATCGCCCGGAGGACATAGGTGTCGTGTCCACCGTGAAGGGCCGGACGGCCCAGCCGCTATATTGCAGCCAGCCGGCCTCTTGGGTAGTCTCATAGCATTGCAGGCCCGGATCTATCCCTGCGAGCAATTTGTTCAGGTCGCTGGTGCCGCTCTGGTCCCTTATCAGCTGCACCAGTGCTGCCTCGCTTGTCGGCCCCGTCATGCCAGATGCCGTGTAACTTTTAGCTCCCTTCGCCACCGTCGTGCCGCCGAATGTGCCCCCCGCACTAGGCCTGCCGACCGTCACCGTCTGCGGCCAGTTGGGATACAGCCGGACGCGCCTGTTGCTGTTGTAGGTTTCGCCCGCATCCAGAGCCCCCGGAAGCGCCCAGATCGTAAAGTTGTGGATGCTGTGAAGGCTGCTATCGCGGAGCTGGACTCCCAGTTCGGTGCCTAATGACTTACAACCACTGTAGTCCAGTCCGTGCAGCAGGGTGTCTATATCGGGCGAAAGCTGCTGCAGGGCGCGCGATATGTCGAATTCCGCCGTCACCTCATCGCCCTGTACCACGGGGTCCGGGCATCGCCGCTTTTCCCGATAGAACTTTTCGGTGGCGTCGTTGTAAACATCCAGATAAAGCAGTTCCCCTTGGCTGGCGGTGGTCTTGTATATTACCGGCTGCGGGCTGTGCATGAAGACGACCGCATTGGGATATGTCAATGTGGCGTTGCGTGAAGTCAATGTGGTAGTTCTCATATCTCGATAATCTCTTTACTGTTGGTGTTCAGGCGGTCGGTGACCAGATAGCCGTACCGGTCCGCGAGCCGCGCGCCTATGTTGCGGAGTGTTCTGGGGATCTCCTCTGTGTAGACATCGGTGGCGCCGCCGCCGGCCCTGTAAAGATCCGAGCCTTTCCGCATGAGGTTGCTGGCCACCGCGTAGGCGTTCAGGTCAAGCCGTTTCGCGTCAATCCACTGCTGGATCAGTTCAGCGAACCATCGCGGCGGCCTGCTGTATTGCCGCGCCCAAGGCCGCGATCCGCGCTCAAGTGTGGAGAACGCCTGGCGGCCCGTCAGCACCCCGCTCAATTGTGACACCTGGACCTTCATGCTCCTGATGGTCTTGCCTGTCGCCTGGCGCCCCGTGTTGATGATGTTGGCCGCGATCCGCTGCTGGAGCCCCAGCAGTTCCTCCCTGAGGATCCCTGCGATGCTTGCCTGTGTCCTTGCCGCCATTATTCGTCAAAGCAGAAGCCGTCCTTTTCGGCCAGATCGAACTCGAAGAGTACAACCACCAGATTGGCGTCGAACGCGTCGAACATCACCGTGTAGAGTGTTTCGCCTATTGGCGTGAACGCTCCTGTGGCCTCAAGGCCCGCAATCAGCCGGAGCCCCGTGTCCTTAAGGTCGGCCACCATGGCCTCCACGACCGTGGGGTCGTAGTCCAGCGGTGTCTTGTGGCAGAATGCCAGCCGCATACGCTGGGTCTCAACGCCGCGCCTGTAATAGGGTCCGTCGTCAAAGAGGTAGGTCCCGTCCGTGACCTGTATGCCAAGGCACACCGTCTCGTCCGTGATGGTGGTGGCCACTTCGTCCAGAACCTGATTGAGGTAGGGGAGTGGGCCGAACTTGTACCGTAGGCCGAGCCTCTCAGCGGTCTGCCTTACTATCGTCTCAAAGTTCATAACTCTATCGTTTCATCTGCATCTCTCTTCTCTGTATTTCGGCCAGACGGCGGCTGAAGGCCGCTGTGGCCGCGTCATTAGCCCTGCACTGGTAGATCCTTACCCAAGGCGTTGAGAAGGCCTTGTCGTGGTCGTGGAGCCCCATCCTGAGGGTGTACCAGTCCGCCAACCCGAACGTGCCGAAGTCCAGCGCGTCGCATCCCGCCATCAGTTCCTGGGCGGTTGGTGGCGTGTTGGCCGCCTCGAAAAGCCGCGCTATCCGCTCCAGTTCTGCCGTGACGAAGTTCAGGACCCCCATCATCGGAAGGGCTTTCGCGGCCATCGTCCGTTTCCGCGTCCATCCGAAAAGAGAATGGCCCGCGGCCTCGAAAAGATCCGCGGGTGTCCTGGACTGCCAGAAGCGGTCCAGTTCCTCCAGCGTCAGCCCGTTCAGGTCCTTGGGCACCTTATGCAGCCCTACCTTGGCAGGGCACTCGATGGACCGGAGTTCCGCCTGGTAGGCGTCGGGCAGATATGGCTCCCATCGGAGCAGGTCCGCCACTGTCTTGATCTTTGTAAGTCTCATCGCGCTCATCTCCTGTTGGTCCTCCAGCCCGGCGCGGTCGTGGGACGGTCGCCCCGGTGCACCTGGGCAAGATGGACGAATTTTGTGAAAACCCCGTAACGCACCGCGTCCAGGGCGTGGTTGAGCATGTCTATCGGAACATTAAGCAGCTTGCCGTTGGCGTCTTCCGCCCATGTGTAGTTGCGCAGCTCCTTGATGAGGTTCACGCTGCCTTGCGTGACGTAGATCTTCCATCCCTGCACCTCGCTTATCTGGGACGCGAGCTCTTTGCCCTTGTAGCTTGGCCGGACGTTGTAGCCCGCGTTCTGGAGCTTCCTTATCGCCTTGGGCTCAGCGCAGTCCGCGTATATCTCCGGACCGTGCGGGCGCACCTCGTTAAGGCGCAGCGTGCGGATGATGTCCTCGTCCTGCATCCCCGTGTCGTAGGCCAGCTCGTCCAGATAAAGCGATTTGCGGCCCGTATCGGCCAATATCCGGACGAGGGCTGTGGGATCGTTGGTGAAGCCGAAATCAAGGCCGTACAGCTCGATTAGATGGTCTTCGTCCGGCATCCGGTCTATCTGCTCGAAGTCGTATATCCGCCCGCGCAGCTGGCCGAATTCCCCGAGGCCGTACACCCTCCACCAGTTGTCGTTCCGCCTGTTTGCCTCTATGGCCCTGACCTGTTCAGCGGTCAGGAACGGGTTGTCGAGATAGGTGCTTGTGACCAGCGAGGTCCCCGGCCGCCCGCTGACCTCGTCCTGGATCCAGAATTCGTGCGTGGGGTTGTAGTCCAGCATCTTCAGTCCCTTGGTTCGGATAAAGAGTTGGTTCACCGTCTCCCAGCGCAGGTTTTGGCACTCGTTGACGAAGAGCCTATCACGGGCGGGGCCGTGCACCTTGGCGGGCGCGTCCGCGCCGAAGAACTCGATGATGCTGCCTGACGGGAACGTGTAGATCCTGTCGGTGGCGTTCCATCTTGCCTCGTCCCAGCGGCCGTCCTCGGACATAATGGCCTTGTAGTCCCTTATCGCGCCTTTCTTGAGGTGGGGGAGGGTTTCCGAAACCACGCTTGTCACGGTCGGTGTCTTGTCGTATTCGGCCAGAAGGCTGAGGAGCTGGAGCGCGCTGTAGGTCTTGGTCGAACGCGTACCGCCCCTGCTCTCTATGATGTCGGAGCCGAGGGTGTACGCGTGCAAAAGCTCGCTGAAGACCCGTGACGTGCGCATAGGCTAATCCCCCTTAATCTTGGCCAGCTCGTCGGCCGTCCGCTGGTCCCCCACCACTATCTCGAAGCCGCGGGCGTTCACGTCCGCGGTGATCTCCTGCTTTTCGGCGTAGCCGCGGTTGCGGAAGCGCGTCTTCAAGACGAAGATGATCGCGGTGGTGTCGCCGCTCTGTACCTGCTTGACGAGGGCGGCCTCAGCTACATCGCCGAAGTCCGCGGTGCCTTGCGCTATGGCCTTGGCCTCAGCCTCCGCGAACTCGGGATCCTGACGCTTCCAGAGCTCTATGGTGTCCCAGTTTATGGAGCCAACCGTCCTTCTGGCGGCATATTTGAGGCCCGCCTTCTCGACCAGCGCGGCGAGATACAGGTCCTTTATCTGGCGTTTCTCCTGGGCCGTGTAACGCTGGCCCTGGGTCCTTTTTATGCGTTTCGGTTTATCCTCTTCCATATCAGTTCATTTTTACCGCCTTGCGGCCCGTGAGCCGCTCCCAGCGGGTTATTATCACGTCGCAGTAGTGGGGGTCAAGCTCCATCATAAGGCACTTGCGCCCCAGCTGCTCGCAGGCTATCAGCGTGGATCCGGAACCTCCGAAAAGGTCCAGAACCCTTTCGCCCTTGCGCGTGCTGTTGCGCACCAGCCGCCCGATCAGTCGGATCGGCTTCATCGTCGGATGATCCTCGGAGGCGTTCGGTCTTGCCTCGTTGACCACGGTCGTGCTTACATCGCCGCTGTAAAGCTCGCGGAGAAGCGCCACCAGTTCCGGCTTGCTCATCCGTGTGAAATCGGCCGGCTGCTCCTCGTCCCATACGGTGGTCTCCGATCTGGAGTCGCAGAAGTAGTGCGTCCCGTCCTTCCAGCCGTACAGACACGGCTCGTGCTTCCACTGGTAGTCCTGGCGGCCCAGCACCAAGCTGTTCTTGTTCCAGATGAGTTCCTGTTTTACCTCCCATCCGGTGTCCCTGCAGGCCGAATGGACGCAGAAGGCCTTGCTGCTCGCGTGCCAAAGATAGAACGCGGCCCCCTTGCGCATAACGCTGTCAGCCGCCTTGAACGCGGCCGCGAGGAACTCGATGAACACCGTGTCGTCCATCCTGTCGTTCATTATCTTGAGCTTTGCGGCCGTGCCCCCCTCATAGTCCACGTTATATGGCGGATCGGTCATCAGGAGGTCCACCGGCCCCGCCTTGGCCAAAAAGCCCACGGCCTCCCCGTTTGTGGCGTCCCCGCACATCAGGAGGTGGTCGCCGAGAGCGAAGAGATCGCCGGCCTTTGTCACCGGCGGCGCGGTGTCGGCCACCGCCTGCGAGAAGTCGTCCTCGGACGGTTCGGCCTCCGTGCCTGAATCGCCGCTCTCGACCGCTATGCCGCAGGCCGCGAGGTCGAATTCCGGATAGTCCTCCAGAAGGGCGGGGAGGTCCCAGTCGCCGAACGTGCCGTTGTCCTTCAGGACTATCGCCTTGAGCTCGGACGAAGGCGCGCTGGAGGGAAAGATCACGCAAGGCAGATCCTCGTAGCCGTCAGCCTTTGCGGCCGCCAGCCGCATGTTCCCGCCTAGCACCACGGCCGAGTCCCCGTCCGGAACGACCAGCAGGGCCCTTGCCGCGAGGAGCTCGGGCGTTTCCCTCAGGCTTTGCCGGAGGCGGTCAAGCTGCGCGCCGCTCCACCGCCGCGGGTTGGCCGGGACGCCCGGTATCTGGCCGGTGTTGCCGCGCAGCCTCCACAGCGGGAGCTTCGCGTGCCAAACGGTGCACCCGCCCCATTGCGTGGGGGCGGGGTTCAGTGACCGGAGCCATTGCGGGAAGTTGTTCTGGGACATGGCGGATAAGGTGTTTTCGCAAATATACGAAAAATGCTCAGAAATTGAGCATACGCGGCAAAAATAATTTTTGAAATCGTTTGACGTTTTCAAATAATTGCTTATATTTGCATTGCGGTTCGGGGGAACCGCAAAGGAAGAATCCGAGTCGCCTGAAAGGATAAAGGAAAAAACCGCCAAATTTCTGTAGTTATGAAGATTACGATACTCAGACTCAGAATTTGGAAACTGGTGATAACGCTCGTAAGGTTATCATTCTAGTTCCACGGCGGGGGCGGACGGGCCCCCGTTCGTTGGCGGTTTTGGCAAAAGTAAAACTATTTTCCGGATTATGAAAGCGAACGCGAAACAAAATCAGGCCCGCGGCGGCGCGCGCCCCGGGGCAGGCCGCAAAAGGACGAGGGGCAAGACCTACGGGTTCAAGGCCACCCCGGAGGTGGAGGCCCTGCTGGAGTCCTGCGAGGGCTCCAAGTCGGACGTGATCAACCGCGCCATTCTGGCCTACTTCGACCCCCTGACCTTCTCCAGGACATAGTCCTGAAGTGTCCTCTTGCCGTCAAGCGCGCCCAGCACGTCCGTGTCGACGGTGCCTGGCGCGCTTATCCTGTACACCCTCACGGGCTCCCCCTGTCCCTGGCGGTGCAGCCTCGCGTTCGCCTGCTGGTAGAGCTCAAGGTTCCAGGTGGCAGTGTACCAGACGATGATGTGGCCGCCCCGCTGCATGTTCAGGCCGTAGGCCACGGACGCGGGGTGGCACAGGAGGACGCGTATCCCGCCGGCGTTCCATCGCCTCAGGATGTCCGGTTCCCCCCTGAAGACCACTGGGCCGTATCCGGAGAGCTCCTCCGTGATCATGTCCCTTTCGCCCGTGAAGCCGTAGAAGACCAGGACGGGCGACCCGTCCGCCGCCTCGACAAGGTCCCTCAGGGTCTCGACCTTCGCGTCGTGGATCCGGTGGTAGCCGCCCTCGGTGTCGTACATCCCGCCGCCCGTGAACTGCTGGAGCTTTACCGTGAGGGCGGCGGCCTGCTGGGCGGTGACGGTCTGGCCGTCCAGCTCCATAAGGCATTCCCTCTCGAAGGCCTTGTAGTCCCTCATCGTCCTTGCGTCCAGCCGCGCCGCGGTGTCGATGACGATCATCGGCGGGAGGCGCAGGTACTCGTCCGCGGACATACTCAGGCACAGGTCGGAGACGCGCCCCGTTATCTCGTCCGCCGCGCCTTTGTTCGGCCTCCACTCGTAGACCACGTGGCCGCTCCCGTGGCCCGGCCTGAACCACCGCGTCCTGTAGGCCGTGAGCGTCCGCCCCAGCCTTTCGCCCCCGTCCAGCAGCCACATCTGGGCCCACAGGTCCATAAGGCCGTTGGGGGACGGCGTGCCGGTCAGCTCGTAGATCCTGCGTATGTACGGGCGCAGCCGCCTCAGCGCCTTGAACCGCTGGGATGTAGGGTTCTTGAAGCTGGAGGCCTCGTCAAGGACCACGGTGTCGAAGGGCCACCGCGCGCCGCCGTAGTTGGCCTCCAGCCATACGGTGTTCTCCCTGTTGATCACTGTGATGTCCGCGCCACCCTCGACCGCCTTGCGCCTCGTCCTCTCGGTGCCCACGGCCACGGCCACCGTCAGCTCGGAGAGGTGCTCCCATTTGGCGGCCTCGTCGCTCCAGGTGTTCATCGCCACGGACTTCGGGGCGATGACCAGGACGCGCGCCGCCTCGAGGCTGCCCAGCAGCTCGGAGACGGCCGTCAGTGTGATGACGCTCTTGCCCAGCCCCATGTCCAGCCAGAGGGCGGCGCTCCTGTGGTCGAGAAGGTGCCTCACGGCCCTTCTCTGGTACTCGTATGGCTCGAACCGTGTCATCCCTCGAAGATCATCTGGTCGCGCCTCAGAAGGCTTAGAAACGCGTCGAGGCCCTCGGTGCCGTCGATGACCGCGGCCGGGAAGCCCAGGCGGCGGAGTTCCGCCATCGTGTCGTCCTGCAGCTTGGTGGGCTTGCGGCCCGTGCTTTTGAGTTCCGCGAAGTAGGTGAGCCCGTGGGGCATCAGGACTATCCTGCCGGGGAGCCCCCTGTGATACTGGGCGGTCTGCTTCACCGCCATCCCCCCGAGCCTTCTGACCTCGGCGGCCAGCCTGCGTTCAAGGGTCTTCTCGCTTTCGGCCTTTGGCCTGTTCTCTGAATTTGTCTTCATCTTCATCTTGCTTTCCGCTTTCCGGCGGCAAAGGAACAATCGCGCACGCATACGCATACATATTTACGGGAGCAGGATTATGATGCTATATGTATTTTTTTAAGCTGCTTAAATCCATTTCCCCAAGTCCCAAGGCTTTTTTATTGTTCCATTGTTCCGTTTTTATTGTAAGTAATTACTATATAGTTATTTAGTTGTAGAACGATAGGGCTGAACGATGCGGTGAACAGCCGTTTTTGTGCTTTGTTCCGCCTTTGGAACAATGATTTTGCGATTTTCTCTGTTCATCGCGTCGTTCAGCCCCTTCGTTCTGGTCGTCATCTGGCGTTCCTCCGTATCTCATAGACCCGCTGGCGGCCGTAGCCACTGATGTAGCGCAGCCCCGCGTAGGTGACGTTGTCCATATCCCGGAGGATCTGGTTTATCTCCCTCGTGCGGTAACGCGTCCGTTCGTCCATAGGCTGCCTGATGCACTCGTTCAGCACCTCGATGGCGCTTATGGTCTCCCTTAATATATAAGGCTCGTTGTCGCCTATCTGCGGGCCCGTCCTGAAGAACTCCTGCCTTTGCGAGATGGTCAGGCTTTCCCAGTTTGTCGGGAGCCGCCTGTCCAGGAATTCCCCGATGAGCCCCTTGCGGTCGTCAGACATCAGCTCGTTGTGCGTCTCCTGTCTTGCCTTGGCCGCCCTGTCCAGAAGTCCCTTGTCAAGGTACAGGGGTTCCCCTTCCCTCCATCGCGCCACCGCCTCGGCCCATATCTGGTCCACGTTCTCCTCCAGCTCCGTGAACACGTCCAGCCGCGGGATGTTCGCGCCGCACTCTATGACCCAAAACCGCCTGTTGCCCGTGTCGCCTTTCAGGAAGGCCGTCTCGTTGGTGGTGGCGAAGAACACGCACTGCCTCGGGAATACCTCCGTCCTGCGGCCGTAGGCCGGCCTGTAGGCGTCTTCCTGCTTGCTGAGGAAGGCCTTGTACGCCTCGACCGTGCTTTTCTTGTATGAGGTCAGCTCTCCTATCTCAATGAGCCATTTCCCGCGCAGGCTCTCCATTCCCTCCTTGCCCTCGATGGTGACGAGGCTGTCGTCGAACCACCGCCGCCCGAGCTTCCGGATCAGGGTGGACTTGCCTATCCCCTCGGGGCCCGTGAGCGCGAGGGTGTAGTCGTACTTTATCCCCGGCCGCATCACCCTGGCCACCGCGGCCGTCAGGTGCTTGCGTGTCATCGCCCTCGTGAGCTCGTTGTCCGCGGCCCCGAGGTAGTCTATCACCGCCGTGTCCAGCCTCGGTTCCCCGTCCCAGACAAGGGCGTTCAGGTAGTCCCTCACGGGGTGGAAGGCGTTCCTGGAGACCGACAGGTCGTGGGCGTCAAGAAGGGCGGTCTTGTTGACGAGCCTGTAGCACCTCGACACGTAGTCTATCAGGCCGCCGTCGTCGCTGTTGTTCCAGAACTGGTCGTCCGCGGCCTTGCGCCACGGCAGGTCTCGGGACACGATGTCCCTGCTGATGAAGATGTCGCGCCGCACCGTCCCCTTGAGCCTCGGGTCGTTGTCCATTATGAGGCCGAAGTTGTAGGGCGAGGCGAGGAAGTTGCGCCCGCGGTCGTCCATCTGCATCTTGGATGTCCAGTCGGTGTCGGATCCCTCCAGCACGTCCCCGAACTCCTTCAGGAGCTCCTCGCCCTTCTCCCTCGCCCGTCTTTCGGCCGTCCGCCGGTCGCTTTCGGCCAGTTCCCTCATCGCGGCCGATGACGGGAGCTTGGTCACGGGCGTGTTCGGGTCGGCGTCCGTGTCCATCCCCCCGAAGCGGTGGATCCTGACGAGGTCCCAGGCGTTCACCTCGCGTCCGAAGGCGGGGTCCGTGCCGTGGTTGGAGAAGGCGAACCGGCCGCTGTCGTACACAACGAGGCCGGAGGCAGTGGAGCCCGCCGCGTAGGTGTAGCGGTCCGGCCTTGCCGTGGCCTTGTAGACCCCCGGAAGGAAGGCCTCGATGGCGGCGGGGATGTCGTACTCGCGGCAGAAGGCCCCGATGATCCCTTTCTTCTCCTCCGGGTTCTCCATCCGCTGTGCCCTTTTCCTCCTGGGCCCGTCCTGCGGCCCCGCCGGCCATTCGTCCGCGTCCCTCCAGTCGTGGTAGGTGGCGAGGGCCTCGTCCGCGTCGTAGGGCGCGCCCTTGCCGCTCCTGTAGACGAATTCCGCGTCCCTGCTGGCGGACGGCCAGTACATAAGGCGGCAAGGCTCGTATGTGCTCGGGTCGAAGAGGGCGATGCCTATGTCGTCCGCGAGCCTGCGGGCTATGGGGATGTACTCGTCCGGGCTGACCTCCCTGCTCAGGGGCACTACCAGCCTGTAGCGCGGCGTCCTGGCCGTGTGGCTGTGGGTGGAGTAGAGGCACCACGCCGTGCCCTCCATCATGTCCTCCACTATCCCGACCGTGCTGGCGTTGCCGTGGTCGATGTCGAGGGTGATGAGCGACCTTGCCGCCACCTCGTCCGCCTTGCGGCTCGTGCCGCTG